CGACAAAACCTCCGTAATGGATTACTTTAAAGAATGCATGATTGTTAAGACTATCATAAGCCAGATTGATTTTTATCAATCTTTTGGTGAGAAACACGACGATTTTGACGATTGGGTGAAATTGTTCGTGTTGAATTATATTGTTGAACATGCAGCAAAATACTCGGACTTTTCCACGGTCCATGACACTTTTGTCATGACAGTGAGTAGATTATCACCATCATATGTCGTTGATACTGTAGATTATAATGGGCCTTCTCATGAGATCGATCCCTTTTATCTTCCGTACGACGATTTAGATGTTGATTATACAACCACTGATTACTCTAACCGTGAGGACTACTGTTTACCACCACCAACCCTTTCTACCTATGTCCAGAATGCATGTTACGTTCCCGAAGGTACGACCTGGGGTGACGTTTCCGATGGATCGTTCGTCGAGGCGATTCAGGACATACCCAACTTTATACATACAGATGTTGATATTCCTGTATATGATGAGTTGGACGATGACGGACAATTGAAAGAGGTTGAATGGATTTGTGATGCCGGACCTTCCTCAATGGAGGAAGTGACTGCCGATGCCGATGTTCGTGACACTGGGTTTTACGACTACCGTTCGGGTTCGATCTTCGAATCCAAATGGAAACCAACAGTTAGTCAGGTAAAACCAGATCCTTCCATCATTCAATTTGCAGTGGATGAATTGTTCCCAAATCATCATCATGTGGATGATAAATATTTTCAGGAGTGGGTGGAAACCCATGATATTGATTTGGAAGTATCTAAATGTGATCTCGACATGTCTGTGTTCAATGATTGGACCAAGGGAACAGACAGTCGACTAATACCCGCTTTGAATGTTGGTGGGTTGTCCCATCGAGTTCCTACGCAACGTGAGGCACTTCTTGCCATAAAGAAAAGAAACATGAATGTGCCCGAGTTGCAAAGCAGTTTCAATCATAATGAAGTCCTTGAACGATGTGTTTCTAGATTCCGTTCTCAAATTGTTGATAAGACTCGTTTGATGAAACTGATCCCGATATCTGGTGAGGAATTGCATTTCTTCAATCAGTATATCGAGAATAAGAATCCACCTTTGTCTGAGTACAAGGGACCGTTGCCATTGGTTGCTCTTGACAAATATATGCACATGATCAAGACAACTCTGAAGCCCGTGGAAGATGATTCTCTGCACATAGAAAGACCCATTCCCGCTACCATTACTTATCACAAAAAGGGGGTTGTCATGATGACATCACCCATGTTTTTGTGTGCTATGGTGCGATTACTCTTCGTGCTGAAATCAAAAATATTTATTCCTACTGGGAAATACCACCAGATCTTTTCGATGGAACCGAGCAGACTTGAGAATTCGAAATTTTTCAAAGAGATTGATTTTTCGAAGTTCGACAAATCTCAAGGTAGGTTACATCATGATATCCAAAAGCGCATATTCCTCATGTTGGGCTTACCACAACATTTTGTGGATACGTGGTTCAATGCCCACGAAATAAGTCACATTAGAGACAGAGATTGCGGCATTGGATTTACCGTTGATTATCAACGACGAACTGGTGATGCATGTACATACTTGGGCAACACAATTGTAACCCTGAGTGTCCTAAGTTACGTATATGATTTATGTGATCCCAATATATTATTCGTTGCCGCTAGCGGTGATGACAGTCTCCTTGGATCGATCAAGGAGTTGCCTCAAGATAAGGAAGATTTGTGCGTCTCCCTTTTTAATTTTGAGACGAAGTTTCCCCATAATCAACCCTTCATCTGCTCAAAGTTTTTGTTGGTTGTGGAGTGTGCTGATGGTAGTAAGGAAGTGTTAGCGGTTCCCAATCCCCTAAAATTACTTCCGAAACTAGGTCCCAAAACTCTACAAGTCACAATGATTGATGATTATTATCAAAGTTTGTGTGATATCTTGTGGGTTTTTGAAGACGCAGATGTCTGTCGTCGCACTGCTGAATTGGCTGAATTTAGAAGATATAAGGGTACTAAACATTGTTTGTTCCTAGAATCAGCCCTTTTGAGTTTACCGAGTTTAGTGGCAAATCGTTTGAAGTTTTTAAGAAGAACAATCAATTTAGAATGTTCTAAAGCTTGTATTAAAAATGAAACTTATAACGATCTTGTTGCTGCTCTCGAGCCGCGTAATTTACGCCGATCTGATGATGCCCAATGCGTTGGAAGAGACTCCACAGAGAGAACCGGTATTAAATGTAGACGACCTGAGACAACCGGAACCCGGGAGTCGTGTGCAACCAGAAATAAAACTGAATGCTCCAGAATCAGTAAAGGTGTCCGCAGAACCCAAGACTGTTGGAAAGCCGATAGTGCAGATTCCCAACGAAATATCGTTGGAAGAAAGAAGCCCCCCAGGTCGAATGGGGGTAAATTGCATTGACTGCGCTATTAATAATCTTCCTGAGACGCTGTTCTCAGTGAAGGTACCGAAGTTAAAATTTGACTTCGAGATTTCAGATTTCCCTTCTTCAAGGTTAATCTTTGCCAATCTCGCCGAAAAGATAAAAACTTTATCCTTTGTGAAAAATTTAGGGTTTCCAAATGAATTACAAAGGTTACAGTTGAGATCTTTGGGTGATATTGAAGTACACGTCACCATTCCTAAGTTTGCTTGGCAACAAACTTTGAAATTAAGGGACGTGATTTCCGGATTTGATATTCCGAAGTTTCCCTCCATAGCCCCAAAAGTGGAGTCTTGCGTGGGAGAGTGTATGTCACATTGATCAAGGCAGCTGAGCGCATCTAACTCAGTGATCTTTGTGTTACCATCATCTTCTAATGAAGATGATGATGCCTCCAAAAGGAGATGCTTGAAATTAAG